CTCTCGCGAGTTGTCAGTTTTACCAGAGCGTTCTCTGATGGCTCTGGCGTAACAGATTTACCGAGTATTGCATTTAATACGTCACCAAGTGACAACGCTACTTTCAGTGATGATGCCGTTATTTCATATGGAATGAATCCCGATGAAAATATTGGGGCGGCTGATAATTTTTCTAAGACGGTTGCTTATACAAGAGGGCTCACTGATTCGACAGGTGCGGCCGACGTATTTCGTATAAGGAATTTCTCGAAGTCATTGTCAGATACATCCTCTGTCGCAGATGTCTTCGTAAGTCAAATGTCTTTCTCAAGACTCCTAAGTGATAACGTAAATGCGACAGATGATGTCAATGGGGCAGCGGTCGATGACGATCAAACAATACACTTTTTTAAGGTCCTGGGTGATAGTAGCTCTGTAGGAGATTCAGAGGTAAAATCGACAGGGAAAGATCTGGGAGATAGCGCGAGTGCGTCAGACGCTGGATCATTTATAGTGCAAGGGTATACGGTGGACAACACCTACTTTGCAAGTGACTATGTCGGTAGCTCCGGCTCATTCTAGGAGAGTAAATAATGGCTCATAAAGATAGCTTAAAAGCAAAGGGCAGAGTCGGAATTGTCCTGAAAGACAAGGACGGCAACGTCAAAGAAAAACGCGATATTGAAAACAAGGTGGTCGATACTGGGCTAGCTTACATCGCATCCCGTATGGTAGATGCTAATGACAGCGTGATGACTCACATGGCATTAGGATCTGGCTCTACGGCTGCCGCTCATAATGACACAGCCCTGGGTTCGCAGATCGGAAGTCGAAAGACATTCACTACAGCCACAAGCCATAGCGGTGCTGTTGTAACCTACGTGTGCAATTTCGGCGCTGGCGAGGGAACAGGTGCGGTCACGGAGGCCGGTATCTTTACAGCGGCGACAAGCGGCACGATGTTGTGTCGAACGGTTTTTTCCGTGGTCAACAAAGATGCAAATGATACGATGACCATTACATGGGAAATTACCTTAGCCGATACCTAATAAAATTGATAACTGCGTGAGAAGAAAGGGAGTGCCTGATGGCGATTAAGACCAGAGAAACCAATGGAACAGGTGTAACAAACAAGGACGCTCCTCTCACAAATGCAGAAGTAGATAATAACTTCATAGAGCTAGTCGCAGAAGATGCAACTAAGCTCGATCTGAGCGGCGGTACGCTGACAGGTAATGTAACCACAAGCGGCCTTCTATCATTTGGCAACAGCACAGCGGTTACAAACAATCGTATCCGTTTAGGCGCAGGGCCAGACCTACAGATCTATCATAATGGTGTAGATTCATTCATAGAGAACGGTTCTGGTGGTGGAATACTTACCATAAATAACGGCTCTGGCTCTGGTGATGTAAAAGTCACAGCGCATGATTCACAGAGTGCCAGTACCACGTATTTTCAGGCAGACGCATCCGAAGGTGAAGCACAGCTTTATCATCTCGGATCAAAGAAGCTGGTGACTGAATCGACAGGGATTAGGATTACCGGAACACTCAGTCTTAACGGTGCATATACTTTTCCCACATCTGATGGCTCCGCTAATCAAGTATTACAGACGGATGGCAATGGATCTTTATCATTTGCCGATGTCTCGGGAGGGGTCACAGTTCAGGATGAGGGTACTAACCTTTCGACAACTGGAACGACTTTAAATTTTGTGGGGGCTGGAGTTCAAGCTACGGGACAAAGCGCGACAAAAACGATAACGATCGATCAAGGATTATCAAATGTAGTCGAAGATACTAGCCCCGAGCTTGGCGGGACTCTGGAGGCTGATGGATTCAATATAGAGTTTACGGATTCTTCAGCGGCCACAGATGGTCGAGCTAAATTTGGCACAGGCGACGATCTGCAAATCTATCACGATGGGGGTCGTTCATATATCTCAAACACTGGCGGCGTACTACAAATAGAACAAAGTTCTGGTGATGATATTATCTTCAAGAACTTGAAGGCATCCCCTAGTACCTCACTTACAGATTACCTGAAATTAGATAGGTCCACTGGACAGGTAAATCTGTATCATTATGGATCAGAAAAACTTGAGACTAAATCAACCGGTATCCAGGTTAACGGGACAATTACTCTCACTGATGGGCTAGGCAACACCACTTACGCATTCCCCACAGCAGATGGGTCGGCTAACCAGGTGTTACAGACAGATGGTAGTGGGACACTTTCTTTTGCCACTGTGTCAGGCGGCGGATCTGGTATCACAGTCCAAGATGAAGGATCGGCGCTCTCCACTGATGCTACAACATTGAATTTTGTTGGTGCTGGGGTGACGGCAACTGGTGCCGGAGCTACTAAGACTATAACCATCGATCAAGGATTACCCACAACAGGCGGCACGATAACAGGCAACGTAGACCTAAACGCAAATCTATCGTTTGATGATAGCACTGGTTCTGGAAACAATCGTATTCGGATGGGGACAGGCAATGATCTTCATATCTTCCACAACGGCACAAATGCAAAAATAAACAATAATACTGGCGCTCTTCAAATTGCTAATAATACCGATGATAGCGATGTAACAATCTCAACCGATGATGGCTCTGGCGGAACTGCAACTTACTTCAGGGCAGATGGTTCTACTGGTGATGCGATTCTCTATCATTACGGAACAGAAAAGCTAAAGACGCAGTCGGGTGGCGTAGACGTTACAGGTAATATCACTGTCTCTGGAACTGTAGACGGTAGAGATGTAGCCGCTGATGGAGCTACTGCTGATGCGGCACTGCCTAAAGCTGGCGGTACGATGACCGGCAACATTTTGTTTGGCGATGAGGTTGACGCCCAGTTTGGCGATGATTTTGATTTTGTCATTAAACACACCGGCAGTAAGTCGCAAATAAATAATAACAATGGCATTTTTCAAATTAATCAGTTGCAAGCTGATCAAGACGTGGTGATCAGAAGCGACAATGGCTCTGCCGGTACAGCAGATTACTTCCGGGCTGACGGCTCTACTGGTGATGCAATACTCTATCACTACGGCTCTGAAAAGATAAAGACTCAGTCTGGTGGTGTAGATGTCACTGGTGACATTACAATTTCAGGCACAGATATATTTCATCAGCTTGAAGGTGATGCCACTAATGGCGCTGGGTTCAAAAATAGGGAAATCGTCTCGCGAGGAGTTTTTACTACGGGTACAGGCGCTTGTGCTTCTCGATATGTGAGTTCTCAAACCAATAACGTTATTCCGGCAGGTAATCCAAACGGTTACTTTTTTACGAATGTAAGTTTTATCGCAAATTACCTTGTCGCGTTGCCAATATCGATTCCGGGTGTAGATGAATCAACAACAACCAGCATTAATACTTTTGTATTCAGGATTGGTTCTTCAGGAGCGAATGCAAATACAACTATTGGTATGGGGCTTTACACTTTAAATAAATTTGGACTGCCTTCACAACTAGTAAGCCAAGGTACTGCCTCGGTAGCATCGTCAATTTCCGCTCTTAGTTATGTTGAAATTACTCCCTCTGTAACTGCAATCACTCCGGGAAGATATGCTTTATGTATATCTAATCTTGGTGCATCTATAAGTCATTTGGCACATAACTTTACAAGTGGCTCTGGAGCCTCACCGATAACAGACGGGTTTTTTAGAGTGAATCCTGGGAGCGCAATGTCCAGCGGGTTACGCTGGACTAGTCAGACTAGTTCGACAATGCCAACTAATTTAGCAACTGTAGGAACGGCTTGGACTGCCATTACATCTTGTCCTTTGATAAGTGTTTCGCTAGGCACTGCTTATTCAGGAGAATAGAATGCCAGCACGATATACAACTGTAAAATTTGAAGCAGATGGTGTTACTTCTACTACGACTTCTTACGCTTTAGATTGGGAAGACGTAAGGCGCGAGCGCGACACTGCGCTCATGTTTACAGATAAGTACACATATGCTGACAGGTGGTCAACGCTTACTGCTGAACAACAAACAGAACTTACCACATTTCGTTCTGTGCTCCGTGACATTCCACAAACTTTTGCTAACGCTGAAGATGTTATATTTCCAGTTAAACCTAGTTGGCTGAATGAGTTACTGCCTGATAGTTTATTTACGGGAGAGTAACGATCCCCATGACCAACGATGCGAATAACCTTTTTAGGCTCAACAAAATATAGGGTTGATCTAGGGCAGTAATGGTATAATACGTCTTGTATCGCCCAGGAGCCGTCTCCGTGAGTTCGCCTGAAGTAACAAAAAGCTTCGTTGATGCCGCATCTATTTTTACAGTGATAGGGGCATTATCTGATCTTTTACCGCCGTTAGCTGCGCTATTTACAATAGTGTGGACTTCTATACGTATATACGAAACAAAGACTGTCCAACAATTTCTCACTAAGCGAAAGACAAGGGGCTGACCCATGGACCCCTTATCAGCATTAGCCGCTTTCAACGCAGCTTGTGCAGTGATTCGTACAGCCACGCAGAATGGTTCAGATATCCTGCACGTATTCCACGGTATTGGTGACGCGCTAAAGCATAAACAGCAAATAGAAGACCATATAAAGAAAAACCCCGATCATGCGTCTGATCTTGAACTTTATGCGGCTCACGCGAAAGCAACTGAGGAATGGGAGGCTATAGTCACTCAGCTCAAGTGGATGGGTCACTGGGACAAATTCTGCGCTTGGCGTAGAGAGCAAAGAGAAACTGAGAAACGAGCTCGCTTGGCTGCAGTACGAAAACAACAGGCGAAAATTCAAATGTACAAAGACGCTGGAATTGTGGTGACAGGCGTTTTTGTATGTTTATTGATTATAGGCATATTTATATATGTGATCAGAGAGCTAAAGCCGTGATCTGGATGCTTTTTACGATTCTGATTGACCAGGATCGGTATTGGGTGCAACCACAAGGACCATATAAAACTGCGGAAGAGTGCAACGAAGTGAAGGAGTTTTTCTTAGCAGCAGCACCAAGTCCTAAGATAAACTATGGTGCTGTCTGTATTAAAAGTGACGAAATTACAGGAGAGACATAATGCTTGGCGTGATATCGAAAATGCTTGGATCAGGTGATGTCATCAAGAAGGGAATGGATCTGATTGATCAGATGCATACGTCTACTGAGGAGGAGATTGCTGCGAAAACGCAACAAAAGGTTGCGCTCATGCAATCTTATGCTCCATTCAAAATAGCTCAGCGGTACTTGGCCTTGATGTTTGGTATCACATTCCTCGGGAGCTATGTACTAGTGCTTGCTATGACGATCTCGGGACACGGTGATCCTGACGCAGTGACTAAGGTCATGGAACAATTTTCCATCAATTATGCGATGTTGATTATCCTAGGCTTTTACTTCGGTGGGGGCGCTGTAGAAGGATTCTTAGCGGGGAAAAAGAAATGACCTGGACTTCACCATATTTCACGCAGGATGAAATGCGATGCCAATGTGGGTGCGGAGCGGAAGGTATGCACAGCGGATTTATGGAAAAGCTGACCAGCCTCAGAGCGGATTGGGGTCAGCCGATGGTAGTGACGAGTGCATATCGGTGCAAAAATCATCCCATAGAAAAGAAGAAAACGAAACCAGGAGCTCACGAAAGCGGAAGAGCTGTTGATATCGGAATCCAAGGGGAAGATGGCTACAAGTTATTATGCGCTGCACTAGGGCATGGATTTAGCGGTATCGGTATACAACAGAAGGGATCGGGCCGTTTCATACACTTAGACGATTTGACTAGGGATGAAGGTTGGCCAAGACCAACGATTTGGTCATACTGAATACCATAATAATAATAAAAAACCCGCCTGTTAAAGACGGGTATGAGGGAATGCCTACATAGGGGTGATAGGCATGGTAAGTCCGACAGACTTAATTAATAATATAATTCTATCCCTTGATTTGCAATGTTTTCAGCCTAATCGTCCTCTCTTTCTTGGCTGGTGTCACTTTTTCTGGCTGAGCCTTGTAAGTTCTTATGGGCCATTTAACCTCATATTTTCCGATCTGCGCGACCTCTTTGTCTTGCATTGACTGCATAATTTTGGTTTGCAGCCGATCGATCTCATTCGCTGTGTCTTGAAGACTCTCGCGTAAACTGACCAGCTTCTCCACATCGTCATAGAGTGAGTGGAGTTCAATTTTATCAGTTCTAATACCAGGATGAGTTTTCGTGCAGTCGTCGACATTTACCGGTGTGTAAAAAATCCTAGAGTTGACTCTATCACGAAACTCCTGACAAAGGCCGTTGATAGCCGTCATCATCACGCTGTCAGCCTTGTAGATTTTATAATGCCTTCGATTGCCTCGATGAACCGTGGCAAGTATCCCATACTTAGCCCCTACGGCCATCATTTGCATTTGAAGCTGGACAGGCCCACGCCAAAGAGGTGTTTCACCGTCGTAGATTGCCTCGGTAGTCTTGACCTCAATAGGAATCGGTCCATCAATTGAAACACATGAGCTGCCGTCTTCTATTTCTACGATGTCACTTGCAAACGCAATAATCGTTTCTTTGACGTTGGCGAGGGCGTCCAAAGAGCATTGCCAGTTTCCGTCGTCAGACGTATATACAGGTGGAGATAAGATTGGTTCGCCGAGCTCTAGTACCTCACAGACATCCTCTGCAATCGCGCCTTCGACCATGTTTCCGCAATAAGCTTTCTCAATATGTACATCGTTTTCGATTGTTTCTCCATCGGCGGCCGCAATGGATCGACGTAGTTCGTCGTTTGGCGTTGCATACGGATGTTCTTGTTTTGCTATCAGCCAACAGAATAGAACGGAAATCCTTGAGCCAGACATCAAGGTATCGTCAGAAAGCTTACCCACCATTTTGCATATCCTCTTTTATCTGTCTCAGTGTTTCGTTCATCCATCTCCGGTCTTCAATCGACGGCGAATAATCTCTAACGCAAACCCACGTTAATAAACCTCTTGGGTGATGCGAATCGTTGATAAACCATCTAGCTCTTTGCAAGATGAATCCAGAGGCTTTGAGCGATACTCCAAGTTCATATGGCTTAGTGTACGTTATGATCACTTCGTAGCCCATGGCGAAACAGGCTTCCTTGGCTTTGCCCAACAAAAAAGACGCTGTGTTTTTGGGCGCGTCCGGTCGAAGACAGAGTCGTCTGATCTCCACATAATTAGGTTGTTTAGAGTAGCTCGAACTGCACCTATCGACTGTGACGACGCCAAAAGCATCTTCGTAGTCGCATTCTTTATTAGCTACAGCCCCGATCGAGAACATATGTCTCTTAAGTGGCTTACTATGCCTGTGAAACTCAGACACGAAAGCCTGAGACCTTTTAAGGTTCAGATTTAACGTGTACATTGATGCCCCTATGTCTAATTAGTTGACAGGCAGATTAAGAGAAGTTAATTTACTTGTCAACACGGAGGGTAAATATGAAACTCGAAACAATCATTTCGCATTATGGCGGGGTGAAAAACATGGCTATTCAACTCGGGGTCAGCAGACAAACAATATATCTGTGGAAAGATAAAGGCGAAATTCCTGTTGCAAGGCAGGCTCAAATACAGATTCAAACACGCGGAAAGTTCAAAGTAGATCATGGCAATAAATAGTCGCAATAAAGGCGCTGCCGGTGAACGTGAGTGTATTCAAGCTATTTATGATTTAACCGGTATCCAGCTGACCAGGAACTATTCGCAGACCGCTTACGGTGGACATGACTTGATCGGGCTAGACGATTGGGCAATCGAAGTTAAGAGGTATTCCATAGTAGATACGGGATCAAAAAAGATATGGTGGCGACAGGCTGTCGAACAATCTAAACGGGTTGGTAAACGTCCTGTCGTCATTTATAGGGCAGATCGCCAATCATGGCGCTGTATCGTGCAGTATCCGCTGCACAAAACGCTGTACGACATAGAAGACTTTCTATGTACGTGCGAAATAGACCTTGAGCTGTTCTGTGGATGGCTCAGAGAAGAAATGAGAGAAGACAGATGGACTTAAAAGATATAAGTAAAGGTGGGAACCTCAAACCCCCAAGGATTTTGATTTATGGACAGGCAGGAATTGGCAAGACTACTTTTGGAGCGCAGGCGCCGAAGCCTATCTTCCTGCCTATCGAGGACGGATTGGGCAAAATCGAAGCGGATTCTTTTCCGCAACCGGCTACATTTGACGAGGTCCTCAAAGCGCTAGATGTGCTGATTAGAGAGACACATAGCTACAAGACCGTCGTTGTAGACTCTCTTGATTGGCTGGAGACCTTAATTTGGGAGCATACGTGCAATAAAGGTAATTATGCGACGATCGAGCAACCAGGATACGGAAGAGGTTATGTCGAGGCGCTAAGGTATTGGCGTGAGTTCCTGGATAGGCTCAACCTATTGCGCGACCAGAAGGGAATGCAATCGATCACAGTTTGTCATTCGATCATCCGCGAGTTTAAGTCTCCTGACACCGATTCATATGACCGTTACCAGATCAAGCTGCAACAGAAAGCGTCTGACTTGGTATGCGAACATAGCGACTGTATATTCTTTGCTGATTTTAAGAAGTCGACAATTAAGACGGAAGGGCGAGGAGGTCAGCGCACTCGCGCTGTTGGAACCGGAGACCGAGTGATGTACACAGAAGAGCGTCCCTCTTGGTTGGCAAAAAATCGTTACGGCATGGACCCAGAGATGGAACTATCATATCAATCAGTTATAAAGGCCCTCAAACCGAAGGAGAAAAAAGATGTTTGACGCAACTCAATACATCAAACCAGAGCTATTAGATTCCAGCTCGGAAAGATCACTGATACCAGAAGGTAAATATGTGGCAAGGATGACAAAGTTTGAACGTAAGAAAACGTCTAGAGGCGGTGAGATGCTCAATGCAGAGTTTACAGTTGATGTCGGCTCAGCTGCCAGAAAGTGCTGGCATAACTTCAATATGGTTCACGAGAAAGAAAGTGTTGTCGCCATGGCCATGGAAAGTCTTGCAAAGTTTTGCATGGCAGGAGGATACACTAGTATTTTGGACCCTTGGAATCCGATTGAGCTAATAGATAAAGAAATACAAATCTATATCGTCATCGACGGTCAGTATAACAACATTAAAGCTTTTTACCCTAAGAAAATGGATGTCGTTGACCAGGGCAAAGCTGTTTATGGGGAAAAAGAAAAACCGTCTTCAGATGATGACGATATTCCGTGGGATGAGGGTGAGTAAAAAAACAAAGCGGAAGACGCAATGGGTCAGATTCTCTGACCCTGTTGCGGCCTTTGGCGAGATGGAATTCTTGGTTGAACTCACAGGATTAACACACTTAATAATTAAGACAAAGAAAAACAAATATCGTGTTGTCCCGAAAAATTTTGCGGTGATACCTGAAATCATGTATGCAAGGATTATGTGTGAACTCAATATCAGAAATGTCGTGGGAGATCGCGAAATCAACGCTCGGAGAGGCCTTAAATCTAAAGGGCGGGTCATCGGAGCTGAAAGGTCCCTGTCCAAACTGCGGGGGCGAAGATAGATTTTGGATAAGGCAAGGTCACAAATATCCTGTATTGTTTGGCTGCAGAGCAGGATGTGATTATCCAACGATAATAAAAAGTCTTGCTGATAGGGGGTTAGTTGCACACGAATTGTGGTCAATTGACAAAATCGACACTTATAAGAGGGAAAGCCCAGTGCCGTATCACCTAGTGCTATGGTCCAACATCGTATTAGACATCGTCGCTGCTGAAGGATGCTCTGACGAAGAAGATATTCAAACGCTCAAGACTGCCGCAAATAACCTTGCTAGAGCAGAAAGACGAGGCGTATTAGGTGACTAAAATATTTGACTTCGATAAAGAACAGAAGCGAATGGATGAGTTCATCGAATATGAGAAGCAACAGCCCGAATATATCCTGCCTAATACTTACTGGGACTTTCAGGTAACAATGCCAGAGTTTCAGCTCGGCAAGCTAATTCCAGCTCGATCGATCGGGATGCTTTTTGGACCGTCAAACTCAGGTAAGTCTCATTTGATCTGCGACCTTATCAGAGCGCACCTACAAGGCGATAACGAGTGGCAAGGGCAAACATTTACCCCTGGCGACGTTGTGATGTTCTCGGAGTCGCTAGGACACGTACAAGCGCGTCTGAAGGCTTACATAACTCACGCAGGCAAGGTTACAAAGAACAGGATAGCCTTACACCCGACGCAAGGATTTGAAACGGTCCAAGTCCAATCGCTAGGTAGATGGATAGAAAATTTCGATAGCGCACCAATGATGGTCGTATTCGATACCTTGGCAACAGCTTTCCAGTTTGAGGAAAACGACAACAAGGAGGCGTCTCGGCTGATCAAGATGATCGAGGACCACATTGTGCCGAATCTCGATCCGTGTGGTTGCGTTGTCATTGTGCATCATACCAGTAAGGCCTCAGAAGGACGTTCAGCCCGTGGAGCGTCGGCACTGATCGGTAATATTGATTGGTCTGTCCAGGTCGTTTGGGACAAGGATATTGAAAAGACGGTTGCGTCTTGGGAAAAGGATCGTTGGCGGTTGGCTGACAAATCTCCACAGTGGGCAGGTGAGGGATTTAGAGTTCCGGTCAACTTTACTAATGGTCAGGCTGAGATGACGGTCGTTGAGTGGCAGGAATATACTGATGAACTCATAGAAGCGACGAGGCAGCTGAGAGAAGATGTTAAGATGGATAGCGATAAGAACAAGGTTTACGAGGCTGTTAGATTGTCCAATAAGCCACTTTATATCCATAGTAATCGTCGGGCCAGAGTTCCAACTGGTTATGTACCTTTTCAAATCAAAGGACTTGTGGCAAATCAAAATGTTTCAGCGATGCACGAATATATACGTGATAAATTTGAAACAGAAACAGTGATGTCTGAGCGTGGTATAGAGACCGGATTCATTGTTGTCGACAACGGAAATTCCCTATAGTAAATACGTTGTCAACAACATCATAAATTGTGTTTTTGAAGTGGGTCTAAAGAACGGAAACATCATCAATAAGGGAGCTGAAAACTCCCTTTTATTGACGACATTCCCTGACCGTTCTGTAAGACACACTGAAAATCGAGACGATGCATGAATAAACAGAACTACGATATACCTGTATTACAAATGATAAGAGTTCTTAATGATCATGTTGGTAGTACGATTGATATGCCAACATTAAGAGACGAATGGTATTTTAAGATGAGTGAAACCCCTGATAATAATTTCATATATTGGCTCGATCTGACCATGGAATTAATAGGCACGAATTGTGAGTTAGTCTATATACGACAACGTGGTTGGTATACAGAGGTCGAGATTAAAGTTTGTAAGATAACAGAGCTATGAAAACGATAGTCACAATGAGTGGAGGAAAGGACAGTACTTGTGTCGCTCTGTTATCTATCGAGAGGGAAGTTGATGCAGTCTATGTCTTTGCTGATACAGGACATGAACACCCGGAAACCTATGAATATCTTAATTATCTGGAAGAGTGTTTATCGATAAAAATACGTAGGGTACGTGCAGACTTTACAGAAGACCTTGTAAGGAAAGCTAGATATATTCGTAAACATTGGGCCAATCACGGTGTTGACCAGGAAAAGATTGATCGAGCTCTACAAGTGATGAAGCCAACTGGTAATCCTTTCCTTGATTTATGTATTCTGAAAGGACGGTTCCCATCTACCAAGGCAAGATTCTGTACAGAACACCTTAAAATTATACCGGTCCACAAACAAGTATTGTTCCCACTATTGAAGGAGCATGGTGAGGTAGAAACGTGGGTCGGAGTAAGAGCAGACGAGTCTGAGGCAAGATCCAAGTTACCAGATCGCGAAAAAGACGATACTGGTACAGATATCGTGAGACCAATATTGAAATGGTCGATTGATGACGTCTTTGCAATGCATCGCAGACATCATATAAAACCCAATCCCTTATATACCCAAGGAATGAATCGAGTTGGCTGTATGCCTTGTATCAGTTGTGGAAAAGAAGAGCTGAGACAGATTGGGATGCGATTTCCAGAGGAAGTCAAACGAGTTGTTGAATGGGAGAAGATTGTTACTGAAGCGAGCAAGCAAGGAGAGGCGACCTTTTTCACTGGCAGAGCAAACGAAAAAAAGGGCGAAGGTTCCATCTTGCAGAAAACGGAGTGGGCAAAAACAAGTCGCGGAAAAATGCAGTATGACTTGATACACGTTTACGAAGAGCCAGGGTTGTGCCACAGTATTTATGGTCTCTGTGAATGAACAGGAGTAGCCATGGTCGTTTATTTTACAGGCATTTGGCTTGAGGATGATGGCGACGGTAACTACACGAAGCATGACGTTTTATGGGCAAAGTATTCTCAGAGTCACGATTGGCCCGAAGAATGGATATTGATGGAGATTGATGGCAAAGAAGAGCATCAGTGCGATTCTGCGATATGGGCTGAAGCAGAGAATGACTTAGATATAGAGTGCTTGAGACTATCTATAGACTAGGAATACGTAATGCCTGATTTACGTGAGCTGGCTGATGAGCTGAAGCATCAGCGTAGAAACGTCGATAGTTTTGTAAAGGCCGTCGTCGGATGGGGCGAAGGTCAGCAAATGCAGTTTCGTGTCGATCCGAGAACAGCTGAATACGGCAGCAACCATCCTTGGCATAATATGGACCGTCCTGAATTCCACCCTAACTTTGAGTATCGCTTAGCCGATCGAAGTGATTAATGTATCCCACGGAGGTATACTCGATTTAATGTATCCCACGGAGGGTGTATGGCTGTTACCTTTAAGATAGCTCATATGAGTACTGCTCCATTAATTAGGCAGTTCCCAAGTTATTACCGTAGTATTCTTAATCATTCGATCAATGATGTTGCGTTCCAGGCTCGGCGTGATCTTGGTAATCACGCATCGAGAGTTTTTAGTAATCCGAGAGATTTGACAAAGAACGCAGGCGAAGTCGTAAAGAAGTCAGAACCTGACACACTCCAAGCTAAAATAGGTTTGCGAGACTTCGTCGGCAAAGGTACTGCACCCGATGTTTATCTGCGTCCCCAAGTACATGGAAGTTTTAGAAATCATAAGCGGTTTGAGAAAGCGTTATTAGCCCGAATACCCCAGTTCGGGCCTAATACATTTTTCGTGCCTGCCTCGCAAAATAAGGAGTTTTTAGATCCAGCTGGGATGGTTAAAGGATCTGTAATCGTGCAGATGCTTTCGCACTTGCAAGCGTTTGGCGAGCAGGGATATAAAGCCAACATAAAAAACCCAAAGAGAGCGTTATATTTTGCTGTGCCTTACCGGAGTCCTGAGCTGAGTATGTTGCATCCTGGCATTTATAAAAGGGACGCAATTGGTAGCGACTTTTTCAAGGCTGTTTTTTACGCAGTCAAGTCCCAGCCAATGTATCGAAAGCGATTCTACTATTTTGAGACAGTCAAAAAAACCATACGCAAAGTCTTCCCGATGTCTTTTGCTAGACGCTTCCAAAGGGTAGCTGCAGCTAAGCACGTAAGGACATATAACTTGACGCAAGAAAAAATACTAACGCGGGCGCAACGACAGTCGCGTCTTGCAGATGCAATCAGTTCCAATAGACGAGTCATGCAACTCCGTCGGTCCTTTGGAATCACCCGCACACGGAACGTCCTAGAACTTTAACTATCCCACGGTGGGGGTATTTACTATCCCACGGTACGCGGATCGCCAAACCTCTTTAACTATCCCACGGTGGGTTCACTACTTACTATCCCACGGAGGGGTCTGATATTTACTATCCCACGGAGGGGTCTGATATTTACTATCCCACGGAGGGGTTTGGTATTTACTATCCCACGGAGGGGTATCCCACGGAGGCCAAATCGGTCCTAATATCTGGATTTGTGATCATGGTCCGACCGGCTGGACGTCAATAACGACGGGCTTTCGAGTGAAAAAAAAGTACAAAAAAAGCTTGCTATCTGTGTCTATTTACTTGACACTATTAGGGTGCAATATCGCACTAGATAGATAGGGGAAAAAACGCAATGACGGACTCCGATATCAAGCTTACCGGCCGCACGTTTCTGTACGGTAGCGAATTAGTCCACGTAACAACAGACCAGCAGCAATGGTGGTCTGATTTACTTCTTAGACTCGGCTTAGGCAAGGGCATTCCCTACTCATGGGATGAATACGCTCGGCGCCATAAAATCGCTGACTATTTATGGGATAGAAAATACGGGAGGAATAACAAATGTTCCTAGTTGTGTGGTGTAAAGAATTGCCGCAGGGTGCCAGTGATCACTTCGAGGCTTTCGATACATACATTGACGCGCTGGAGCGCTATCAAGAGTTATGTGCTATGGACGATACGTTTACGTGTTCAATAGCGCAGCCGATAGTTTCGACCGACTACGATTGCGCGCCCGTGCAATCAATTTTTACGGAGGGTAAAGAATGAAAACGCGATTTCTAAAAAGGGTGAATATTGGTAATTCGATGCATTTCGTATTTAATGCACACGGTTTCGTAATGGCAGAAAAAATTGCCGACCTCGCAGGCAGCCGAAAAGATGTCTGGCGTTTCGAGTATCACGAATTCCCACAGAAAATTGCTTCCAATCCAATCCAAACTGTCGAGATTGCTTGCAGGATTTCAAACGCAGTGTGCGATATCTGCGACGCAATTTTAGAGGGAAGCACCGGACACCCTCCCGTTAATGATGACCATTATGCGATTGACGGTTTGGACCCGGTATTGCAATTACGCGATGAGGCGCTGAAAGACTATAGCGCCGACGTTTACAGACTCTACATGGGGGAGCAGTAACAATGTCAGACCAATTATATGTCTGTTTATTTTTCATCGGTGCCTATGCGCTCTTTTTCGGTGTCGTGGGCGTCATTCTTGAAAGCATAGTAAAGGGGAATAATCACAATGGATAAGATGCACAAGGAGTTACTTGGTTTCGTTGGGGTGGATAGCGGGCAACTAATGGTATGTGACCCGTGTTATCTAAAATATTTTAAAGATGATGGTTGCGACGTTGGACCAGCCGAAAACGAATTCAGTTACGCGGCCACGTGTGAGGTTACGACGTCAAAAGAACAGGGTGGCCGCGTCGGTCTAGGCGTCGCGTTTTCGTCTGGTTTTGGCGATGGGCAATATCCCGTCTGGGCCGTATATGACGAAATAGACGGCGCCGAAGTTATCGTCGGAATTGAGATTCCGTTTACTGATTATTAATAAAAACGCCTGAAACGCAGTAATGGCGGGGGATCGTTGAAAATTGCGTTTCAGGACATAGGGGAAAAAACAATGACTAATCTTACTAAGACAGACGGTAGTAATATCAAGGTAAAAAAATCAGCTAGAAGCTTAATCGGTGGCAAGAAAATTCGTATCCTTTCTCTTTCAATGATGCCCGATGACAAAATATGTCCAGCCCGTAACATCGCGGGCTGCGCCGATGATTGTTTAAAGAACAGCGGCCGAGGAGTTATGCGAAACGTTATCGACGGACGCACGGCACGGTCGGCGTTTTGGCATCTGGACCAGGACGGATTTTTAACCCAGCTCAAAAAAGAATTGCATAACTTCATTAGATTGTGCGACCGCCAGAATGTAGTCCCGGTAACGCGGTTAAATGTTCTGTCAGACATTCCTTGGGAAAAGCATCTAGATTTTGCCGACGAATTCCGGGCGCTATTCGCCTACGACTACACCAAGCTTGCGGCTAGACTCGGCAAGACGCCGGAAAACTATCATCTCATGTTCAGCTACTCGGCTGCGCCGGAATATCAAAACCAAGTCAATATTGCGTTAAAAACCGATGTACCAATTACAGCGGTTTTTCGTGGTGGGCTGCCAGCTTATTTTCTCGGGCGCGAAGTGTATGATGGCGACGCCTCAGACATTGAAAACGTCGCTCAGCGCAAAAAAATAATTGGCCTAAGGGTAAAAGGCCATGACGCGAAAAAGTCGCGTAGTCCGTTCGTGATAGACAATCCCGACGTTATATTGGTGGCCGCATGATTGACCATTTAGCAACCTTAAGCTTTCACGGTGTCAATGGCCTACCGGAAACAATAGCAACAATAATCGCGGTTTTGGTCCTGCACCTACTGGCTAGTAAATAATCCATCCAACAAATCAGCGCCCAATCGGGCGCTTTTTTTTGCCTGTAATCATCTAGAATTTTTCGAGCTCCGTTTTGTTGTTTTGTCGTTGGGTCCTGTCGCGACGGATCGCCGCGAGGTTGTTCGTGC